TATGACACCATTTGGTTTTATATTAGATGGCAATGAAGAAATAGGAGAATCAGTAGATGAATATGGTACTAGATGGTCACCAGTTGTTAGAGATAAGGATACAGATTGGTAATGAATAAACTTTTAATTATAATAGGCGATAAAAAAATATTAGATTACTTTCCAAAAATGGTGAAAGTTTTTGATAATCCTACAGATCAAATAGATTTATCTGTAAAATATAACATAATACATTTAGATAGTTGGAATATAGAGTTTTATCAAATTGTAAGATATCTATTTGATGTACAAGTTATTATTAGTGGAAAAACAACACAATCTATAGATGATGTATTAATGTGTCCTAAAATACATTTTATATCATCACACTTAATAAAGACTTATGGAAAATATTATGTAAGATATTTAAGTGAATTATTTAATTATCCAATGTTATATAAGTTCGATTAAATCATTATCTAATTTAATCCAACAATTGTGACATATAATTTTTGAACTATCTATAAGATTTAGTATCTCTTGTCTACCAGACCCATTGATACCATTTGTTTTAGATATTTTACGTATTTGAGAATCGTGAGGATGAAACTTTAGACATATAGTTTCACTTTCACCACAATTATGACAAGACTTATCAGATAAATGTTGATTTAACCAAGAAACTCTTTTATTATAATGTCTTCTTGCTACTTTTTTGATAGTTTCTTTGTATTTCTCATAGTGGGATTGCATAATGCAGTATTTATATTCAGTTAGTCTATAAATAATAGGGTTTTGAAAATTAAATATCTATAAATACAGATATAAAATTAAAAGTAATAGCTATACTTTACAAGGAGAAAACAAATGGCATTTTTAGTCTCACCTGGCGTTCAGGTAAAAGAAGTTGACTTAACAAATGTGGTACCAGCAGTAGCAACATCTATAGGTGCAATCGCTGGAGCATTTCAAAAAGGCCCTGTTTCATCTGTAACAACTATAACGTCTGAAGAAGACCTTATTAAAAATTTTGGAAAACCAAATGACTCAAACTTTGAGACATTCTTTTCAGCTGCAAACTTCCTACAATATACAAACTCTTTGAGAGTAGTAAGAGCAGAAAGTGGAGTAGTTAACGCAGTTGCATCAGGTACAGCAATACTAATTAGAGATACAGACCACTATCAAGGTTCTTTCGCTGCAGGCGAAGCATCTGTTGGTGAGTGGGCTGCAAGATCAGCTGGAACATGGGGAAATTCTATAGGAGTTTCTATTTGTGCAACAGCAACAGCATACGAAGAAATGTTGACATCATCTAACCAAACAGTTGGTGAAGATGCAGTAGGTTCAACATCAATCGCAGTAGATAACATAGATTTAGCTGACGATGAAATACACGTTGGAGATATTATATCTTTCTTTACAGACTCAGCAGGTACAACACCTGTAACTGGTGAAGACGGAAAACAATACGAAGTAACAGCAATCGATACTTCAACTAATGTTGCAACAATCAAAAGATTAGACGACCCTAACGGTGGTGGTGTTCATAACGTCATACCTGATAACTCTTTCATCAAAAGACGTTGGAGATTTTACGACAGATTTGACGGAGCTCCAGGTACATCTGCATGGGCAACTCAAAACGGTAGAGGTTCAGGTGACGAAATTCACGTAGTAGTTTATGATACTACTGGTGACATTACAGGTTTTGACGTTGATTCAAACGGAAATAGACAAAATGCAATTATCGAAACTTTTGCAAACATGTCAAAAAACCCTAATGCAAAAACTGCTCAAGGTAATACAAATTATTATCCAAATGTAATTTATAATCAATCAGAAAATATATTTTGGATGGACCACAACTCAGGTGGTTCAAATTGGGGAACTGATACTACATCAGCATACACAGCTGTAGATACACCAACTGCTACAAACTTAGCATCTGGTACAGACGACTACGCCGTAACTGCTGGAGAGATTGAAAGTGCATATGATAAGTTTAGTGATACAGAGTCAATTGATATCAATCTAGTAATTGGTGGACCATCTTCTATTGTAGCAGATACATCAAGTGGTCAAGACACACACGTAACTATGATTACTGATTTAGTTGAAAAGAGAAAAGACTGTGTAGCATTCGTATCACCACATAGAGGTGCAACAGTTAATGTTGCTAACGATACAACACAAACTGAAAACGTAAAAACAGCATTTGATTTATGTCCTAGTTCATCATACGTAGTATTCGATAGTGGATACAAATACATGTATGACAAATACAATGATGAGTTTAGATTTGTACCATTAAATGGTGACATTGCTGGATTATGTGCTAATACAGATAGAGTAGCAGATAGCTTCTTCTCACCTGCTGGATTTAACAGAGGAAACATAAGAGGCGCAATCAAATTATCTTACAACCCTAACCAAGCTCAGAGAGATATACTTTACAGAGCAAGAATTAACCCAGTTGTTAACTTCCCAGGTCAAGGTGTTGTTTTATTTGGTGACAAAACTGCATTAACTAAACCAAGTGCTTTCGATAGAATAAACGTAAGAAGACTATTCTTACTTCTAGAAAAAGCAATAGCAACAGCTGCTAAATTCCAATTGTTTGAGTTCAATGATGAGTTTACTAGAGCACAATTTAGAAACTTAGTTGAGCCATTCCTAAGAGACATACAAGGTCGAAGAGGAATAAGTGACTTTAGAGTAATAGCAGACGCAAGTAATAATACTGGTGAAGTAATTGATAGAAATGAGTTTGTTGCAGACATTTTTGTAAAACCTGCAAGAAGCATTAACTTCATAACTTTATCATTTATTGCTACTAGAACTGGTGTTGCGTTTACCGAAGTAGGAGGAGCGTAAGATGGCTAGAATAGACGACTTTAAAGCAAACCTAATCGGTGGAGGCGCTAGACCCAATCAGTTTAGAGTCACTATTACACCACCACCAGGTATTGCAATAGGACTTGATGTAAGAAGAAGTTCTTTCTTAGCAAAAGCTTCAAACTTACCAGGCCAAACACTTGGTGAAATACCTGTACCATTCAGAGGTAGAAATATCTACATCGCTGGTGACAGAGAGTTCGAAACATGGTCAACAACATTCATTAACGATACAGACTTTATGGTAAGAAATGCTATAGAGCGTTGGATGAATGGTATCAATGATTTAGTAGAAAACACTGGTGTATCTACACCTGCTGAATATTCTGCTGATTTATTCGTTGAACAATTAGATAGAGATGATACAGTTCTTAAAAACTACATCTTTAGAAATGCTCATCCATTAACAGTTGCACAAATTGACGTAGCATATGAGTCAACAAATGCATTGGAAGAGTTTGAGGTGACATGGAGATATCAACACTTCGAAGCAAGTGGCGTTAACTTCTAATTTACCTACATAAATACATAAAAAGTAGGAGTACATTATGGCAGAGCTATTCGGATTTAAATTCGAAAGAATAAAAGATACAGAGAGCCAAGAAAAGTTTACCCAAAAATCGCCTGACGATGGCACAGTAGAAATCGCAGGCGGTGGGCACTTTGCTCAAGTTCTAGATCAAGACGGTAGAGACAGAAACGAACAAGACCTTGTTCGTAGATATAGAGACATTGCGAATCAACCAGAGTGTGATAGTGCAATTGAAGATATCATTAATGAAGCTATTGTTGCAAATGAAAGAGATCAATCTGTAGAAGTAATAACAGACAACTTACCTTATAACACTAGAGTAAAAAATAGAATTAGAGAAGAGTTTGATCAAGTATTAAGATTATTAGATTTTGATACTAAAGGACCAGACATATTCAGACGATGGTATATTGATGGTAGGCTTTACTATCATAAAGTTATTGATACCAAAAATCCAAAATTAGGTATTCAAGAAGTTAGATATATCGACCCAAGACAAATCAAAAAAGTTAAAGAAGTTAAGAAACAACCTAAAGCAATAGGACCAGATATAATTAAAAAATCTGAGGACTACTATGTTTACAATCCAAAAGGCATGATGTATGGGGGAAGTGGTAGTAACACTTTAATTGGTACTAGACTATCACCAGACTCAGTAGCATATTGTCCATCTGGTTTGGTAGATGCAAATAGAAATATGGTTTTATCTTATTTGCACAAAGCAATTAAACCTGTTAATCAATTAAGAATGATTGAAGACAGTCTTGTTATCTATAGAATATCAAGAGCACCAGAAAGAAGAATCTTTTATATTGATGTTGGTAATTTACCAAAAGCAAAAGCAGAACAATA